GTCCGATGTCTGTCCTGTAGTATCCGAGCCGTCAAACGTAATATCCGGGATGATCCGCCAGACAAAGCCGTAATTGTGGCCGTCACCAATATCAAAGTCGGATGACTGGATGTACGCGTCAATAGCGCTGGGTGGGTTGGTTGAGCCGTCGTCCACCGCCGCTTCATGGAACACAATAATGTTGCCTGTCGTTGCAGCCTGTGGGTAGTCGCGCAGTCCAGAGTCCAGCCAAGCAGTGCGCCCCATCGTGCCGTAGTACCAGACCCGATCCAGATAATTGAAGATGACGTAGCGGTCAATCACGTTGGAGTTTTTGGAGCAGTAGAACCACCAAACTTCGGAGTAGCCCTCGTTGGTACCGGCAAAAAACTGGAACTGCTGATCCCGGTTGATGTCATTAAAGATGTACTGGCGCACCGAGCAAGGCAGCGTCTCAACCCGGCCAGAGTAGACATAGAACTTATCCGTACCCATCCAGTACACCACACCCGCAGCGGTTGCCATGGCGTTAGGCGAGACGATAGATACGTTATCAGCTAAAAGAGTAAAGCCCCAGACGTATGGGGGGCCAAGATACTGCATGGCGTAAATTGCGGAATCAGTCCAGACATTAATTTCCTGACGAGTCTGAAGCGCCCCGACAATTTGGGAGCCGTGGGAGAGGCGGTAGCTACCCGCTTGGTTTGTGGCTGACGGAGTCCAGTCGGTATAGCTTTCCTGCGCTGTCCAGCGAATGAGCATCGGGTCAAGCGAAGTTGTTCCATATGCGCCATAGTCATTACAGCCAAACGCAATCACAATCCGCGTGGAGTCCGAGACCATGATTTGGTTAATTGTAGACGGCACATCTGTGCCAGATACTACAGCGCCGCGAGTACTATACGCAGGGGTAGCGCCTGAGCCGGGGTTCCATAAATATAGCGCACCACCACGAGGCGAGAACAGCAGACGCTCACCAAAGTTACTCTGGCTCCAAAGACGCAACTGCAAGTCAAAGCCGGTGGTGTAGCCTGAACCCCATGTACCGCGTGACCAAGGACCAGCGCCCCAGCCAGTGCCTACCGTCTGAATAGCAAAGCCTGTGTTGATCTGATAGGCCAGCGTAATTGCTGCGTTGGATACAGAACCTGATGCGGACGTGGCTAGAGTGACGGTGTATGTAGTGCCAGAGGTGACGGTTTGAATCTGGTACTCACCGTTGACGTTTACTCCGCCTATAGTATTGGCCCCCGCAATCGTAACAAAGTCGTTAGCTTGTAGACTGTCTGCGTTGGGGTCGGAAACAGTTAATGTGGTCCCGCTGGCAGTAAGCGTAATACCCGCGCCGGGGTTGGAGTTAGTCTCGCGCAAAGGCGTAATGTCGTAATAGTCACCGCCGTCCTCCACGTAGAACTTCAGGTTAGTGCCCACGCCCAGCAGGTTGTACTGTTTTAGTGTCACCCAGTCCCAGAGAGAACGGCACACGCCGAGGAAAGTGGTATATGACAGCGCAGCCCAGCCGCCGATCTTCTCGGGGTAGCCTGAACGAAAGCGCACCTTGTCGCAGTCATACCAGCCGCCTTCGTTGGAGAGCGTCGTGCCTTCACGATTTACGCCGGGTCTGAATTGTAGTTTCTGTAATGGCATAGCTGACCTATCTAAACGGTGGGCCACCGACCCATAACACCAACGAACGACGAACACCTTTTGTCACAGGCGCTACCCGGTGCAACGTGTATGACGGAAAGAACCACGCCCTGCCGCGCTTGACCTCCAGCGTTTTTGCTTCATCGTTGGTGGTCTTGACCTGAAACTCGCCGCCTTCAAACTCATCCGGGGTGGACAGCAGTATGGCTACGGACAACTTACGCGGCACCCCCACATCCTGAGAACAAGCATCCGAATGCCAACTATAGTGCCCGCCCTCCTCGGCCTTGTAAATACCAAGTTGCATCGGCTCATGGAACCCAGTCAAATCGTACTTAAAGTAACGTCGATTGACTTCAGCCACCACCCCCGCCAGCTTGTTCCAGATCGCCCCCATCTCAGGTTTAGCGCCAATCCAACCCACTTTGGTTTCCCTGATCTGCGGATCAACCACCGCGCCGTCTTTACCCCCAACGCAACCTGTCTCTGCTTGCACCCACTCTGGTTGGGCAAGGATAAAGTTGATCTCGTCCTCAGTCAAAAAGCCGTCCCAAAAGGCAAGCTCCTCCTGACCGTAGTTCATGCGTGGCGGAATAGGCAGAATCATCGGTACCCCAGCGGTTGTTTTGCCCACGGGTTGACCGCCACCGATAGCCGGGTGCCTGTAAACTTTTCTACCCCATGTACCAACCCCGGGGAAAACACAATCATCCTGTTCGTTACTGGCTGCACAGACATCGTCTCCGTCACAAAGTTTCCACCCACCACATCCACCTCGGCGTAGTACACCACGCTGCATATGGGGCACTCAGTGTTGCCCGACATTTCGTAGAGCTTCTCGTCCTTATCAATATGCCAATCAGGCCGGGTACCATAGTGCGCCCAGTATTCGCTGCCAATCATGTCCGACAAGTCGAAAAACCGTGATGCTTGCTTCAGAAGTATTGCCATCGGAGACTGATTTCCCCGTAGCTTATCCATCCCGCCCCGCTCCCACTTCATGGCCCGCGCCTCATCACTCTGAGAGAAGAAGCCCACTACCGCAGCCCGCCGCTCTTCGTCCAGCACATCATCAAGCACGACTAGCATTTTGTGTACACAAGCGCCAAGGTGAACCGGTAGAACGAAGCCAGATGCGACTGCGGCCTGATGGTGTGCGGAATCTTGGCATCAAACGCAATCACCCTCCCCGGTGTATATGGGCTGGCGTACACAATATCCTTGCACGACTCATCAAAAAACAGCGTCTCTCCGTGCCATCCATCCCGCCACTCCAGATTCACGTAATACAGAATCACCTTGTCTTCTGGGTGCGAGTGTACGAAGTTGGCATCTGCTGGGGTTGAGAGATTCAATATGCACTTAGTCCGCCTGTGCCCCATCATTTCCTGCCTTACAACCGTCTCTTCCAGCCGTTTGACTATGCCTAACCGCTCCACATCCGCATCCGAATAAACAGAATGCAAAAACCTGTGCTGCTTATTTTCAACAATTGAACTATCCGCCCAGCCAATCTGAAATAACGATTCCTGCGCAAAATTGTAAATCTGACTGCGGTACTCTAAATCCAACACGTTGTCGTAAACAGTAAGTCGTTTACCGTTATCTGCCTTTACATCGCGAATTATCTGGTTGCGAAGCATGACAGCACCTCAGAATATGGCAGCTTAGTAAAACAGAAAGACAACATACTACGCGGCTTGTTCGGTACCAATATCACTGAGTGTGGTACGTCAGTGTTCATCGCCCAGATTTCCCCAGTAGCTGCACAAAATTCTTCCACAAACTCACTTTTTTTCTCTACTCGATTCCAGTGATAAAACTTTGTGACCTCCCCATGGGTTTCAAGGTATACGTTAATTCCACAAGTTTTATTGTAGTCCCTATGCGCTGGCAACACGGGGTTACCTGTATCAAATGCCGGAAGTTCTAAAATAATTACATAAGGCCGCTCTAGCGCCAACAACTGCTCTGGCAGTTGATCAATAAAACAGTCCGCGTTACTCACGCTTTTATTCTTTGCGCACCATCCTCCCGCTACCTGCGCAACGTAATCTCCGGGTAAGTCTTTCCCATACCGCTGCACCTGCCCATAATCCCGCAACGGGGCGATCTCCGACTCTGACAGATAACTCATATCTAGCTGGAAATCCAACTTTGCTGCGTACCTCATCTAAACAACAGCCCGTAAATGTCCGTAAGCGCAGTGGCATTGTTGCCATTAGTTCTAACCGCAAGCTGATACGGTCCCATGTACTGACGCTCATTAACTAGTAAAGTGCCGCTACACAAAAACAGGTTTGTGTTGGAGTCCATAATCATGGACTGCCCCTGTTTCATTTCAAACAGGTTGATCGGCGGAACATAATTTTGATTAACCTTCGGGTCATAGCACCAAGACACACTATCCTTATTGGCTGTAGCTATTAAAGAACGGTCTTCATAATTACCGTAGTTGATCCAACCGGGATCGCACTGATACACAACCTCGCCTGTATTCTTATCGCGCACCGTAAAATCGCCCTCAGTGAACAGAAGTACTGTTTTACTGTCAGCATAAGTAGCAGCGTCTACGGTGTACCCTTTCTCATAGTAGTTCCCGTACAGAATGCGCCCAAACGCAGCGAACGGTTTGCGTCTCATATTCATACCGTGGCAAAAGGCGTATGGTTATCCAAGTCTGCAAGTTCGTTTACAGTGAACTCTTGTGTTTGCCCTACCATTTCTTTAAACGCAGCAACACGCTGTGGATCAGCAACAAACTTTTCCTTGGCTTCCTGCATCTGGGCATGGTGCATACCCGCCATGGCAATGCGCTTTTTGATCTCCTCGGGGTTTGTTATATCCGGCCACATAGTTATTGGCTGAAAAGCGTATGTGGGATACGCAGCGGGGTCTTGGCTTTTAGTAGCATCGGACGCAAAAGAGACCAGCAGTGAATGGCTGGCCTCGTCATACCCCATAATCTTCATTCGTACTTTGTCCATATTAACCTGCCGGTCCGTTTCTTGTTCCTGTAGCCGTCCATGTCACGAATGGATTGCCAATAATGTAGTAACCTGCTGCTCCGCCGGGGCCGCCTGACCGAGGATTTGCGCCTCCCACAGAAGCCCCGCTTGCCCCCGCTGCGCCTCTGCCCCCACCAGTACCACCGGGATTATCCCCACGTCCGGGGCCACCACTACCACCAGAACTGCTACTGCCCGCGCTGCCGGGAGACCCACCACCACCTCCAGCACCGCCGTTATATCCGGCACCGCCACCGCCACCACCGCCCCAATAGCTTGGACCCTTATCTGGAGTAATACCGGCTCCTGCGCCACCACCACCGCCACCACCAGCAATAACGCTGTTGTTCTGTATGGTTGTTGGGCGGTTTATATAAAGTGCATTACCGCCACCTGCACCGGGATTGCCGTTACTTGCGCCAAATTGCCCCGCACCGCCACCGCCACCCATACCTTGGATAACACCATTATTGGTGATCGTGACTGTATCGCCGGGGCTAAATGAACTTGGCACCAGCATCGCGTACGTGCCTGTGGATGTGCTTCCCACCTGCACACCGGGGGACACTGTGACGTTTACGTTGGCTTTACCCGCCACATAAGCTGGGCTGGCAGAGGCTTGTGTATATACATCGTAGTTGTAGGTCGGTGAAGAGATCGTCAGTGGGACATCCACCCGGTTTGCCGTGCCGTAAAAGTTGTTTGCCGCAATCGTGCCCGAGGAGGGAATTGTGGTTGTCGTAGAACTGACCGGCACATATGCCCCACCACGGTAGTACTCATTCAACCCAATCGGGTTAGTACCTCCAAACTCCGTCTGGATATTTGTAAACGCCAGTGGACCAGAAGAAGGCAGCGCCATATTTACACCGTGCCGTAAGCGGTCAGGTTAGCCAGAGCAGTGACGTTGCCCAGCGAGTCAATCTTCAGGATGTTCGTTGCGCCATTCTTTAAGTACAGCACTCCACCTACTTCGGTAAAAGTGTAATTGGTTGTCGCAATCGTACCCGCGCCCGCAGCTACGCTGCCAGTCAAGTTGCCTGTGACGTTGCCGTTGACATTACCCGTGACGTTACCTGTCAGAGGACCAGCAAAACTAGCCCCGGTTACAGCGCCTGTAACAGACAGCGCTCCGCCAATAGACAGGTTGCCCGTGATGTGATTCAGTTGTTCTGTCACGTTGGTGCCGTCGGCACGGAGCAGCACGCTCTTACCCGTAGGGATAGCCACCCCAGTACCCGCAGCAGTCGTGTTGCCAATAACCGTCGAGCAGTAAATAGTCGCTGTGTAGCCGGACAAATTGATGATGACGTAGAGCTTGGTGACCGGAGGGACGTACACCGCGAAGTTGGCTGTTGTGGTTGTGGTCAGGGCTACCGCTGCGCATCGCGCTTGGTCAGCCGCACCGTTTTGAGCAGTCAGCGCTTGATCTGCGGTGGTTACAGAAACGGAGGCCAAGCCAGAAATAGCGTCCTCGATAATCACCCCGAGGTTGTCATTGGTGATGGTGCCCCATGTGCCGGACTTTTCACCGTTGGCAATAAGCTCGATCCGCAGATCGGGGGAGTATGTACTTGGCATGATCTTTCCTTAACTTAAATACAACGCACGCTCATCGTTGCGCCGTTTCACCAGACCTTTAAGTACTTTACCCCCAGCCTTGGTGTACTTCAAGAATTCGTCGGCAGCGCCTTGGTAGTCGCCCCGGTTGTGCTTTTGTCGCAGTGTACTGCGCTGTAAAGTCCCTAGCCCTAAGTTGAAGCTGAAGCTAACCAGAGCGTCCAACCAGCTTTGGCGAGAGCCAGCGTCAGGACAATATTTAAGAACTCCGCGTTCAAACCTTTCAAGGTCTTTTGCAAGTATGGCATCCACTTCTTCCATTGTAAACGTGCGGTTCCAGCCCGCCGGACAGGGCAAACCCACCCTATCTTCGATTTTCAGCTTGCCGTGATTCGGGTCAATCACATGCCCCACCCCAATAGTCCAGAGTTTCGCCGGGCACTGATAAGGCTTCATCCGCACCCCTTCGTGATGCCGAATCATTAGTAGTGCATTTTTGCTAACAGGCATAGTTATTTCCCAAAGGCTCTGCCGCCGAAGTGGAACGCAATGATTGATGCAAACAACGCCTGAGTCTCGTTATCCCAAAGCTGGTCGGCCAACTGGACAAAATCGACCCCACTTGTCAGCCCTTTGTAGGCGATAACAGCGTCAATCCCAACCAGCAAGAAGAAGAACCCGTAAGTAATTACTGGGCGAACACTGGCGCGGAGATTTTTCATCCACTGGCTGGTGCCCTCATTTAACGACATGTCGTGGGCGTAGATAGCTTGCATCTCAGCTTGCTGGGCACCGATCAGGGCTTGCTTTTCATCAGACGCGGTTTGTGTCCTGATTTCGTCAAGTTTGATAGCTTCGATCTGCTGCTGGGCAACGTAGCCCGCAGCCGCCATTTGCAGTTCCCGTTCGGTCTGCATTTGAGCCAGTGTAATCTCGTGTTTCTTGTCTGAACGATCTTGTATGAAGTCAAATATCTTGGGCAGACCACCCATCAAGAAAGACACAAGTGTTGAAAAAATAGTAAGCATTACTCTTCTCCTCTTAGTTCCTTAATAATCTTCATCCGCAACTCTTTCATCTTACGGGTTTCTTCTACCGCCCGGTACATCGCATTGTTCATATCCATGTACATCACCCCCATGACCGGCAGCGCAATGACTAGCACAAGACACAAGACCAGAACGGCGACGAGTAAAGCCCACGGTACGTCTGGCTCGTTCGCAGAAGGAGGAGGACTCCGACGTACCACGCTACGACGAAAAGGATTGCTCCAACCCATACTGCTTCTTCCTTGCGTTTTCTTCTCAACCTGCGCAGTTGCAGGGCTTCTTTCTGCAACCTTGCCGTCTCCCGCTTATGTGCCTCATCCTGCTCGACAATAATCTGCCGCCACATCGCTTCGTACTTCGTCCACAAATCTCCTAGTTCAGGCGGCGCTTTGTAGACCATCGTCTCTCGCAACTCAGCAATCATGGCATCCAATCTTGCCCGAATAATAACCCTTGTCAAGGCCCGTTTGCCAATTGATTCTGTGCCTGTGTAGACCTGTTTCGCTTCTGCTTCCTGCTGAATAAACGCCTTGCCAATCTTGTCGTACTCATCCATCAACACACCCAGATCGTTGCCAATCTGGAGAAACACATCGTTCGGGTCGGCCTTGGCTATCTCCTGCACCCGCTGTACTTCTTCGTTGTACTGAATCTTCTGCGCGTTCGTTGGGTTCGGTATCTTCTGGAACTGCGACTTCAGATCATCCAATACATCCTTGACTTCACCCGCTGCGCCCTTGATGTCCTTGTAAAGCTGGCATCCTTTTTTAACCGCAGCAACAGCAGCGTTGGCAGCGGCAAGGAGCGTTAGCGGGTCCATTAAATCGTATCAATATCATCCCAGCCGGGGTTTGTATTTGTGTCAATGTTGCCCCATGTCGGGGTCTGGTCAGTACTAATTGTGTTCCAGCCCGGTACCTGTGAGTCAGCAATTAACACCCAGCCCGCGTTTACATCTGAGTTAATTATCTGCCACGAGACGTTCTGGCTGTCGTCAATCAATTCCCACAACAGACGCTGGGTCAGCGTATCAAAACCTTGGGCCGTCTCTGCTATGGCCGCTATTGCAATAATGTTACGTGTGACGGTCGCTACCGCTGTCGCTGTCTCGCTTATGAAGGCTACTGCGGCTATGGTGTTTGATGTAGCGTCGGCGGCATTAGCGGTTTCTGTGAGCGAAGCGAGTACATCGGCGGTGTTCGTTACCGTGTCGGTGGCGTTTCCATACTCAATAATCAAAACGCTCTGGATCGAGCCGCCCGTCGTAATGGTCTCGGACACCTGCACATATGGATCAATACTTGCCACAGCATCAAGCTGGGCGGCGACGGTATCCACGCCTTGTAGTATTTCGGCAATCGCAGCGGCTGCATCATTGGTGTTCGTTACCGCATCAGAGGCTTGTGCTGTTTCGGCAATATTGGTCGGGATTACTGCAGCGTTCGTTACTACGTCTGACGCGTTGGCTGTCTCGCTTGTGCTTGCCAAAAGGGTTGCGATGTTCGTTACTGCGTCTGAGCCTTGAGCCGTTTCAGCGATTGCAACTGGGATTGTGGTGGTAGCAGATACAGCGTCTGTTGCGTTTGCGGTTTCACTGAGCGCAGTTTCCCATGTCCGTGCAGCAGGGGCACAGAACGGAGTTGTACAGAATGCGCTGTCAGCGAATAGCATTATTCCTCCGCCGGTTCCGGTGTGTTGCCTTCTTCAAGCCACTTCAGGTAAGCCTGATAGTCGGTGTTGGCGGGGTCGAATGGGATTTGCGCCCCATCCGTTGTTCTTATCACCACTTGATATTGTGTTAATTTGTACATTTATAGCTCCGAGCTAAATACTATGTAGCTACTTGCACTATTTGTTCTCATAACACATCCGGCATTGGTTGTTGTGCCAGACGCTGATAATTTGAGTGTTATGCTATTTTTAGTGGCAAACGATAAAGCCAATGCCGTTCCAACTCTTGATCCAGCAGCATCATTAAGAGTAAATGTACTTGCCGCACTATTAGCTGAAATAGTTGGTGCTGACCGCATTGGAACAGGAGTAATTGATGGTGTATAACCAGCAGCAGTATCTTCAAACCCAGATCCAAACACTGCGGTATCTTCATACCCAAATACCCAGCAATACCGCTGACACAACGCCAACTCCGTACCAAACGGCCTGTAATCAAAGCTCGTGGCTGTGCTGCCTTTTTCGAGTTGTACGCCGGTGATGTAGAAGGTTGCGTTAAGTGTGGAGATAAGATTGGTAGAACCTGTGGCTGAGAAATAAGTCGCAGATGCCCATGCGCCAGCAGTTCCCAAATAGGTTGAACCCATGCCAAGCGAGAAGTACAGATTTAGACCACCACCATTAGTCTTATCGAATGTTGACCCAGATGTTGGGCCAGTAATCGTTATCGACTTCTGTTCCCAAGTGTTTGCCGCCGAAATTGTGTAGCTAAATGGGTAGCAATACAAAGCACTATTGTCTGTTGCCGCACCACCAAAAGTTCCAGTAACTGAACTTCGCACCCAAAATGACAGCGTAAATGTGCTTGCGCCAGCCGCGCCAAACCCTAGATCAGCGACGTTATAGCCTTCAATTATTTGCCTAATTAAGTAATACTGCGTTGCGCCAATACTACTGTCAGCGGTTGTCACGGTTGCCAACAAAGATTTTGTAAATCCTGCTGGTGCTGTGGATGACTGTTGGAGTGTAAATACACCGTCACTTGCTTGACCAACGCCGTTCCACCTGTCAACAACATAGGTGTTGGCAGTCGAATTTATTGTTACCGCCGCCCCAGCATTACGCTGGTCGATGACCATAGCACCGTTGATAATGCGATTTTTAAAGGAATAGTACTGCGCTGTACTATCCATCATCCCCGCTTGTACTTGTGTTAATGCCATTTTTTATGCTCCACGGATCATGCAAGCTTGAAAATAAGTATTGGCTGCTCCACCGTTTACAGATCGAGTAGCTGAACCACTAATATTTACCCACATTTCAAGATAATCAGTAGTACCGTTCATTGAAATAAGCGCTGAAACAATAGTCGAAGTTGTTTGTGTTCCGCTTGTTCCATTTTGCGCTGTTTTAAATGCTGTACCATTTTTATATATGGATACACTCATAGAAGAGTTCGACACATCAGCCATCTGCGCACAAGCTTGAACTTGATAATATCCGGCAACAGTAGGCGTAAATCTATAGTTTGTTACGTTATCAAAATTATTGTTTGTATCAAACTCTTTAGTATCAATCGTTACTTTAGTCCAAATAGTAGACGCAGGATTAGTGGTTCCGTTTTGATAAGCACTAAACGCTGGCCCTGTCGCAACATTCGCAAGATTAACCGCTGCTGTCATTCTGTCACCTCATCTGCGGGTTTTGGATACTTTGCTTTTACTGCCAAGCAAGCATCGATGTATGCCTGAACCTGCGCTTGGTCGCCTTTAACGATGCCGTCGAGGTAATCGCGGAAATCTGGGTATTCAGCAGCGCGAAGCTCTGCGTAAGTTAGTGCTGGTGGCTGCGGGCGTAATGTATCGGCTTCGTCGTCAGTAATTTTTACAGAACCAGCAGGCAGGAGATACTCATGCGCAGCGTCATCAAGCCAGTGCAGTTTGTTTTCTGTGTCTTTGTAATGCGGCATGATTAGTCCTTAACGCAGTTCTCGCCATAAATAAAGGCCAACACTACCTGTTAAATTAGCCCTATAAGAACTACCAGATGGGATAATAAAAGTTCCAACAGTGTAATAAAGCGAACTTGGAGAAGCGCTACTACCTTGCCCCCAAGTACCGCTATTAACGCCATCAATAAGAAAATCAACGTAAGCAGTGGCTGAACTTGTGGGATTAATATTTACGGAAACTAAAATTGGCTTTCCAGTAGTGTTGTAATACGTTGTTCCGGCAGAACGGGATGGGGTTTGCCAAGTTTGCCCATATCCAATAGAACTCATTGCCGCCAAAGCTTGACCACCTTGACCTTGTATCGTACTAGGAGCGGTTGCCCATGTACCCGCTGTAGTCTGTGTGCTATCAATAAAGCCAACTACACGATAGGGGACGCTTGTTCTTGCTGTCGTTGAATAGATTACGTTTGCGCTATCTGCCGCGCCAGCGCCACCTTCCGCTGTGGTGCTAATAAGGTTTGTTTCGTCAAGCTGGTTACCGCCAGCAATATTTACCACCGCAAGTTCAACCGTACCGGCATTATCAATAGCCAAGACTACGATGCGGGATGCTGTTGCATTAACCGTCCCAAGCGTTGAGCCAGATGACACCGTCATGCTAATTGCAGTAGAAACAGTGCGCGTATTAACCGTTCCACTACCCAGCGTCGAGCTTCTGAAGTTCAGTGATGTAGGGTTTAATGTCACTGTCAGTGCGTTAGCAGCAACAGACGCGGTTATTGGTTGTATTGGTGCCGTGGTATTGGTTGAAACAATTGAGTTTGCTGTGACCGTGCTGTTGAATGTAGTCGCGCCTGTCACTGTGCCGCCGGTCAGGGGAAGTGCGCCTGAGATTGAAGTCAGGTTAAAGACCTGAATAACTACCGTATCCCCTGCTGTACAGGCGTTGGCTAATGTGACTGTCGTGCCGTTCGTTGCTGTGTAGTCAGCAGGAGCAAGTGTTGCGCCGTTACGGATGACGTTGATAAATCCTACTTGGTAGCTGCCGCTTGGGGTAAACGTAGTTTGTCCGCCCGTTGCTGTGAACGAAGTCGAGGAGAAGTACGCCGTGTTGCCCGGTGACGATACGCCAATAACTGGCAGTCCAAGGTAGAGCACCGAGATATTGTTCGTGCCGGTAGGCGGTGCGCCTGAGAATGTCAGGGTGGTGCTGATGACGGAATACGTATTGGGGTTCTGAACTACACCTGATACCGCAACAATGATCGAGGTTGTACTTGCTGGCGCATAGGTCAGCGTGAAAGCCGTAGTTGATCCGTTACCGCTGAACTGATCGAACGGAAACGCTGCTGTTGTTGGTTGTGCGCCGAGATATGACATTATTTCGCTTCCACTTGTGCGCGGAGTGCGTCAACTTCCGCTTTGAGTTCTTGGATGGCTGCTGTCAGGGTAGCTACTAGGAACGAGGTGTCGATACCTTGTGGGTCAATTGAACCATCGTCTTTAAGAGCATCTTTCTCCCCAGTAACAGCACCGGGAAAAACTTCTGCCAACTCATGAGCAATAAAGCCTTCCCCCGCAGAGCCATCTGCTTTCCATGTATACGTGCATGGCTTTAACTCTGCAATCTTAGCCAACGCGCCTTGCATTGGCTGTACGTTTTCTTTCAGACGGTAATCAGACGATGTGTTGTAGGAAGTTGCTGATGCTGTAACTCCTATGTTTCCAACTTGAGTGGCTCCGTAATAGAAACGAACGATATTTCCTACTGTAGAAGCTGATTGAAAAACAGCAGTTAAAGATTGACCTGAAGCTGCTGCCACATGAAGCATTGCCGTATCACCACCAATAGCAGATGTTGTATTGATGAGAAGCCTACCGCTGGAGTCGATACGAGCGCGAAGCGCATCTGCGGTATTGTCGTAAAAGTCTAATGCAGTGCTATTCTCACGAATTCCCATGTAGTATTCACGTGGGTATGTTCCGCCTGTACGTCTAACTCTCCACCCAGTAACTTGAGCATCTGCTGTTACCGTTGCTGTTGGTATAACCGTCGTGCTTCTTGACACCTCAAGCATTGCTGTTGAAAGCGGCGAACTCGTACCAATACCAACATTACCCGACGTATCCCAGTACGGCCCGCCAGTAGACAGGTTGCTCGGAGCTACCCCGCCTGATTCAATCCCCGCACTTGGTATCTTGTCGATTGCCATTACTTACTCCGGTTTCGGATACTTGGCTTTCACAGCCATTACGGTCGCTAACATCTCTTCAGCGGCAGCGCCGCCCTTCCACAACGCATCAAGCTGGTCGC